CCGGCCCGGACGGCGTGGCCCTTTGCTCCCTGACCCACCCGGCCTACAAAGCGGGCGGCGTCCGCATCAACCTGCTGGCCAGCGCGGCGGACCTCGATGTGGCCTCTCTTGAACTGGCGCTTATCGATTACGAGAACATGGTGGACCATCGCGGATTCTTTCAGCGGCTGCCGACTCCCCGTTTGCTCGTGGCCCCGCTCAACCGCTTCAACGCCTACGAAATCACGAAAAGCAACCAGAGAAGCGACACCCCGAACAACGCGACCAATGCGTTCAAATACGGGGAAAACGGCAACATCGAGCCCATGGTATCGGCATATTTGACCGATCCAGATGCGTGGTTCCTGGTGGCTCCCAAGAAAAACGGGATGCTCTGGGTCTGGCGCGAAAAGCCCTACACCGCCAAGGACTATTTCGAAAAGAGCGAAACCGGCGTGGTGTATCTCCGTTACCGCGCGGACTTCGGCTTCCACAGCGATCGCGGCGTGTACGGCACTCCAGGAGCTTAATCCATGCAGGCATCCCGGTTCACTAAGCTGCTGATCCAGGCGCTGCGCACGGACAGCAATACGAAAGCGTCCGTGGCCCTGACTGTCAAAGGAGTCCTCGGCCAGACCGCGGACCTGGCGCAGTATCAGGATTCAACGGGCGCTATCTTCCAACGCATCGGAGCATCGAGCACCTCCTTCGGGACGGGCCTCCAGTTCCGCATGGGGCGCGCCAAGTACGACTTTGCGGTCGACGGCGGCGGCGCCCCCGGCCTCATTACCCCGGCCACCAACTGCGTCATTCCGGATAACGCGATCATCTACGGGGGCCTGTGCAATTCGACTACGGCCCTCGTGGGTTCGACCACCACCATCGCAATCGGCACCTCGGCCGGCTCCGCGGCCAACTCGCTCAAAACGGCCACGGCCGAGGCAACCTATGCGGCCGATGCCGTTCTCGCCCTGACTCCGGTGATGACGGCTGCGACTGCAGTCAAGATGACGGCTGCAGGCTCGATCACGATCACCACGGCAACCGCGGCCCTGACCGCGGGAGTCCTCGAGATCACCGTGTTTTATTTCGTGGCGGCCGCATAAATGGCCGAACGTCCATCGGAGGTACGCCCCGCCATCGCCCTACCGGGATTGAAGCGGATCGTCAACCAGCTCTACACCAACGATGGCGCCCTGGTCGTTGAACAGGTCGAAGGCTCGAGCATTGCTCTGGCCGATGTCGATACCGGCGCGGCGATCTCCCTCTCCGCGCTGGTCCGCACCCTGGAACTCATGCTTCAGGAGATGCGCACCACCAACCTGCTGCTGGCCAACTTGAAAGAGCCCGGCGGCATATCAGACCCTGTGTTGACCCGTCTGGGGATGACGCAGTAGGAGTTTTCCAATGTTGAACGAAGCCAGATCGGTTCGGACAGGCGGACTTGTCTCCGCAAGTGCAGGGGACAACGGCGAGCTATTGACTGCAGATTCATTAGCCCGGTATTACAGCCTGGTGAAACGTGGCAACGTGTTTTACGCAGCAACCCCCGCAGCGGTAACCATCACGGTAGCGGCCACCACAGCGACAGGATTCATTCTGCACAATCCTGCGGGCAGCGGCAAAAACGTGGTCCTGCTCGATCTTCTGATTCATGCGGGCTCCCAGCCGGCCGCCGTCGCTCCCCTGGTTCTGACGGGCAGCGCGGTTCCTGCCTCGACCGTGGTCACCCACACCACCCCTCTGTCTATTTATAGCGCCCTGTATGTCGGCGGCGCCAGCAGCTCGAGCGTGGCCAAAGCGGATTCAGCCTCGACCATCCCGACCCCTGCCGTGCAGCGTGTGATTCCCGGCGGCGCGCATTTCGTGGGAACGGCCGCAGGATTCGCGGGCTCTTCGATCATCCACGATCAGCTCGACGGAATCTTTGTCCTGGCTCCCGGCACCCTGTGTGCAGTGCAGACCCTGACCACGGCAATGCTGACCAGTCTCATCTCCTGCACCTGGGCTGAAGAGACGATCTAACTCTTTGCGCGGAGGGCGCGCATGGACATCACACCGACCGCCATCTCCCGTTGTTCGGGACTGAACCACGTCACCATCACGGCCACCGTCAACGGGGTGAGCCGGACGGAGACGTTTCTGCGGTCGGAGTTCGATCTCGAACCGGGAGAGGTGCGCGAGGCATTCATCTCCCGGATGCGGTCGGCTATCAAAGAGGCCGGGGCCACCACGGCAGCCCAGATTTCTACTGCCCTGATCGGGAAGAACTTCAAACTCTGATGGCTTACGTCCAGATTCCCGGTTCCGGATTGTGGCTCCCTGGCCCTGTGAGCGAGATCAGCGCGGGCACCTTCTCCTTTGGTACAAGTCTCCTGATCGATGCCACGGGAGAGAAGATCTCCGCACTGGGGAACTTTTACTTCGCGGCGAGGTCCGGCACCAAAGACATCACGAAGGTGCATTGGATGCCCGGCACGGTTGTGAGCGCGGGCGGCTCAATCGTTACCCTGTCGCTGCAGGACGTGATTACCACCGGGACGCTGATGGTCCCCGATGAAACGCAGGACCAGACGGAAGCGATCACCCTCAGCGGAGTAACCACCAATACCTGGAAAACCGGGGCGGCCCTCAGCGCCAACCGCACGGTAGCTTTCGGAGCGGCCCTGGCTGTCGTCTGGGAATTCGACGGAGGCGGCAGGCTGGGCGCCGATTCCCTGATTGTCCGCACCGGCGTCCCCGCCCAGCAGTTTTACGGCGTGGCCACCATGCTGAAGACCTCGGGATCGTGGGCCTTCAACAACGGGCTGCCAAACGTGATCCTCGAGTGTACCGATGGGACGATGGCATCGCTTGATGGCGGCTTCGTGGTCAGTGCATTCAATACCCACTCAATCGCGTCGAATACCGCAAGCGCAGACGAGTACGCCATGGAGTTCCAGGTCAACTTCAACTGCAAAGTGGACGCCGCGGCGGGGCTCATCATCCTCGGCAGCGGGACCTCGGCCGACGTCATCATTTACAGCGGCACCACGGCAATTGCGAACGCGACAGCCACCATCGACCCGACGCGTAACTCCACCACTTCCAGCCCGCGGCGGTTTATGGTCACCTTCGCTGCCGAGATCACTCTCACAGCCAATACCACCTACCGGCTGGCCGTCAAGCCGACGACCACCACGGCGCTATCGGTCTACAGCTTCGATGTCTCGAGCGCGGGCTTCCTCGCCAGCCATCCCGGCGGGACGGCTTATAACTACACCACCCGCGTCGACCTCGGATCCTGGGCGGCGGCAACCACAACCCGGCGCATGATGCTGGGACTGCGGATCAGTTCTGTCGATGACGGTTCAGCGACCGGACGTCCGGAAATCCGCTTGGGGAATCTATGAGCAAAGACTATGCTGCCGGCGACACCGCCTTTGTCTGGTTTGCAGCCAACACCACGGCTGGCTCGGCAGGCGACGGGGCAACTCCGCTCTACGATGTCCGTCTGGCAGGCGCGAGTTCGTCCGCAGCTCCCACGGCATCCGGCACCCCAACTCTTTTGACGCACGCCAATTACACCGATGGGTTGCATGAGATTGCCATCGATACGACCGGCTACGCGGCAGGCGAGTACGCCGTCTTCTGTACTTTAACGATTTCGACGGTGAATCCTGCGGGCTTTTGCGGAGAGTTTATCGTGCGGGCGGCTTCATCGACGCTGTACGCATTCGTCACAGCCATCAAGGCGAAGACGGACAATCTTCCGGCGAGCCCCGCCAGCACGACCAATATCACGGCAGGCACCATCACCACGGTCGGCACCCTGACCACGTACACGGGCAACACCCTGCAGACGGGGGACGCCTATGCGCGACTGGGAGCCGCGGGCGCCGGTCTGACGGCTCTCGGCGATACGCGAATCGCGAATTTGGACGCGACCATCTCCAGCCGTACGAAGCCAGCCGATACACAGGCTCGGGTAACGCTGGCGGATACGGTCACCACGTACACCGGGAACACCGTTCAGACCGGCGATGCCTACGGCAGAATCGGAGCCTTGGGCGCGGGGCTGACGGCCGTCGTGGCAGCCAGCGTCACAGGGGCGGTTGGCAGCGTTACAGGTGCAGTCGGCAGTGTGACCGGAGCGGTTGGAAGCGTGACCGGAGCAGTGGGCAGTGTAACCGGGGCAGTCGGCAGCGTGACAGCGGCGGTTACAGTAAGCGCCCTGGCAGACAACAGCGTGACAGCGGCGGCCCTGGCAACCGACGCAGTAACCGAGATCCAGACCGGCCTCTCCACCCTCACGGCGGCAGGAATCCGGACAGCAGTGGGCCTGGGTTTGGCCAACCTGGATACGCAGCTTTCCACCATCGCGGGATACGTTGATACCGAAGTGGCAGCCATCAAAGCGAAGACCGACAATCTGCCCGGCGACCCGGCGGACGCCTCCGACATCGCGGCCCTCTTCGCCACAGCGGCCACCTCGCAGGCAGCCATCAAAACGGATACTGCGGCCATCAAGCTGAAGACCGACAACCTCCCGGCG